ATGGTCCGGCAGCTAAATGTAGAAATGTTCGTGCCGCAACATGGCCGGTTCTTTAAGGGAAAAGGAATGATTGAGCAGTTTTTAAGTCGGATTGAAACACTCGACTGTGGCATTGATTTAGTCAATCAGCACAGCTATCAAGTGCCCCAACAACTACTCAAATTAGACTAATTTCAGCTCCGTTTTATTGCATAAAAAAGGCCCGAGTTTCCTCAGGCCTTAGACTTAGAGTTGTCCTGCTTAGCTAACCTTAACTAAAAACAATCTCATCCTGCTTCACTTGTGCATGGATAGTACTGCCCGGCGCAAATGCTCCAGTTAAAATCGCTTGCGCTAATGGGTTTTCGATCCAGCGTTGAATCGCGCGTTTTAGTGGGCGTGCGCCATATAAAGGATCGTAACCAACCGCTACTAACTTATCTAATGCATCCTGGCCTAACTGCAAGTGTAGTTCACGCTCAGCTAAACGCTGACGTAACCGACCCAACTGAATTTCTGCAATACCGGCAATTTGTTCTTTAGCTAAAGGCTCAAAGATCACCAACTCATCAATCCGGTTAATAAACTCAGGACGGAAATGCGTACCCACCGCATCCATTACCGCAGCACGCTGTGCCTCTTTGTCTCCGACTAACTCTTGAATTTGCATAGAACCAAGGTTAGAGGTCATTACAATCACGGTATTTCTAAAATCAACCGTACGCCCCTGACTATCGGTTAAGCGCCCGTCCTCCAACACTTGTAGCAGCACGTTAAACACATCCGGATGCGCTTTTTCCACTTCATCCATGAGCACTACCGAGTAAGGCTTACGACGTACAGCTTCGGTTAAATAACCACCCTCTTCATAGCCTACATAACCAGGAGGCGCACCAATTAAACGGGCCACCGAGTGCTTCTCCATAAACTCCGACATATCAATGCGCACCATGGCATCTTCGGTATCAAACAAAAACTCTGCCAAAGCTTTACAGAGTTCAGTTTTACCCACCCCTGTTGGACCTAAGAATAAAAATGAACCACTAGGGCGATCAGGGTCAGACAAGCCAGCACGAGAACGGCGTACGGCATTAGCTACGGCCGTTACGGCTTCATCTTGGCCGATAACGCGCTGATGCAATAAAGACTCCATTTGCAGTAGCTTTTCACGCTCGCCTTCCATCATTTTCGAAACAGGAATTCCAGTCCATTTGGACACTACATCCGCTATCTCCTCTTCAGTTACTTTGTTACGTAGCAACTGATTTTCCGTTTTACTGTGCTCATCCACCTCAGCTAAATCGCGCTCTAACTTTGGAATAACACCGTACTGCAACTCAGACATCTTCGCTAAGTCACCGCTACGCCTTGCAATTTCATAGTCTTGACGTGCCTGTTCAATTTTTTGCTTGATCTGGGCAGATCCTTGTACTTCAGCTTTTTCAGCCTTCCAAATCTGCTCTAAGTCGGCGTACTCACGTTCCAACTCAGTGATTTCTTGCTCTAATTTAGCTAAGCGTTTTTTAGTCGCCTCATCGGTTTCTTTTTTCAGTGCTTCTCGCTCAATTTTTAACTGAATCAAGCGACGATCCAGTTTATCTAGCGCCTCAGGCTTAGAGTCAATTTCCATCCGAATACGGCTGGCGGCCTCATCAATTAAGTCAATAGCCTTATCTGGCAACTGACGATCGGTGATGTAGCGTGACGATAACTTAGCCGCCGCAATAATTGCACTGTCAGTAATTTCTACTTTATGGTGCACTTCATAGCGCTCTTTTAAGCCACGCAAAATCGCAATAGTGTCTTCTTCGCTCGGCTCATCCACCAATACTTTCTGGAAACGGCGCTCTAAAGCAGCATCTTTTTCAATGTACTGACGATATTCATCAAGCGTGGTAGCTCCCACACAGTGCAGTTCACCACGCGCTAAGGCAGGCTTTAGCATATTACCGGCATCCATCGCGCCATCAGCTTTACCCGCCCCGACCATAGTATGCAGCTCATCAATAAATAAGATGATTTGGCCTTCTTGCTTAGCCACTTCATTAAGCAAGCCTTTCAGGCGCTCTTCAAATTCACCACGAAACTTTGCTCCGGCAATCAACGCGCCCATATCTAGCGATAATAAGCGCTTACCTTTTAAACCATCGGGCACCTCACCATTGACGATGCGCTGCGCCAATCCTTCAGCAATCGCCGTCTTACCAACCCCTGGCTCACCAATTAACACAGGGTTATTTTTTGTACGACGTTGCAGCACTTGGATGGTTCGACGAATTTCATCGTCACGACCAATCACAGGATCGGGCACCTCACCATTGACGATGCGCTGCGCCAATCCTTCAGCAATCGCCGTCTTACCAACCCCTGGCTCACCAATTAACACAGGGTTATTTTTTGTACGACGTTGCAGCACTTGGATGGTTCGACGAATTTCATCGTCACGACCAATCACAGGATCCAACTTACCTTCTTCAGCACGCTGGGTAAGGTCGATGGTGTACTTATCCAGCGCTTGGCGCGACTCTTCAGCATTAGGATCATTCACGGTTTCACCACCGCGCAAATTACTAATCGCATTTTCTAGCGCTTTTGCTGTGACTCCTTGCTCTAACAGCACTTTACCTAATGCCGTGTTGCTATCCATCGCTGCTAGCAGCACCCATTCACTGGAAATATACTGGTCATTTTTTTGCTGTGACAACCGATCGGCTTGATTCAACAAGCGAGCGGTATCTTGCGAAAGGTTGACATCACCGGTAGGTTGTTGAATCTGCGGCAGTTGCTCAAGTAACTGATTTAAGTCACTGGTCAACTTTTGCATATTAAAGCCCACTTGCATCAACAAGGGCCGAACCGACCCACCTTGCTGATCCAACAGTGCTTTAAATAAATGAACTGGTTCAATTGCCGGGTTATCCTTACCTACAGCTAAGGATTGTGCATCCGCCAAAGCCATTTGTAACTGACTGGTAAAACGATCTATACGCATAATCTGCCTCAAATTTGAAAATAAGGTGAGCTTGCTCAATCGTTCCTAAAAGCTCACCAGGAATACCTACTATTTATGGGCTTATTTTACTATTTCAAGCCTTGCCTTGCTTTTAGCAGCAACCTATGAATTAATCATGAAACCAAATAGAATTCGACTTTTACAAATGGTTCCTGTATCATCAGCTTCACCTAATAGTCTTGTAAGACTGGGGCCGATTAGGATTCGACGCCGGATACAAAACTTGAGGGGCATGCCGAGTTGGTAACAGAACTCGTAAATCCACTGTTGTAACTTTTATAGTTGCCAATGACGAAACTTATGGGGAATACGCTCTCGCTGCGTAAGCGGCCTTAGCCCTTCCCTTCTGGATGCTTCGGCGCCAGCAATCATCAGAGGATGTCTGTAAACTCGAAGTGATTGTCAGATAGAACAGAATCGCTGGGAGGTACGTTGTGGACCAAACAGCTAAATATTACACAACTCGCCCAAAGCACCCTGCCCGTCGGGTCGCCTAGGGTTAACTTAATAGACAAGGCTAAGCATGTAGAACCGATAGCAGAGTGCTGGCGGACGGGGGTTCAAATCCCCCCGGCTCCACCAAACAAACCTAGTAAAATCAAGCACTTATGTTTTTACAATGCCCAAAAATGATACCCGTTTAGAGTGGTTTTAACTCCATTTGGGCAGCATTTGGGCAGCATTGTTTTACTAGAAAGAAGCCCCTTAACTGGGGCTTTTTTACGCCTAGAGTTAATGTAAAACTTTATTCATTCCCGTTACCATCTCCTCAAACTCTTCAAGCTGAACAATGGTAATCGCACCGGCTAAAAACATTCCCATCATGAAGTATCTGATAGCTTGCTCTGGCCCCTCCACGAAACCAGCCGTATCCTTTATGTCATCAAGCCAGTTTTGCGCATAATCATAATGGTCGGGAATTAGCCTTTTAGCCTCTGTCACTAGCTTCTTAATATCCATATATCACCTCGCTAAGATTCGTTATTTCTTAGTGTAGGTGCTTAAAGCTGATTAGCAAATTCTTGTAGCGCTGTTAGTTTTGCCCGGCATTCATCAGCCTGTGCTGCTACTCGGAAAATATCTGCTGCAGTTGCTGGGTGTAGCTCTGCTCGGGCTCCGGCTGCATCATCCAAACCGATGGTTTCGGTGTTGGTGGGTACACTGGAGCAGCTGGTTGGCTCGATACGGACTGACAGCCGGTGCTTAGCACTAGCGAGCTCAGTAATAAGCTGCTGATTAGCTTTTTGTTCATGTGATAACTCCTGATAGTGCTTTTGTTCAAGCTCAGTTAGTGCCTGTTGCTTAGCCTTTGCCTCGCTAAATAGATTATTAATAACCTTGGCGTTATGCTCTGCTAGACCGCGCAAATAGTTAGCGTGGCTTAACTCCAACTGAGCTATTTGCTTATCTTTTTTCCAGCTACTAGCCGTCCAGCCTGCCGCAAACATAACCGCGCTAGCCAACAGTCCTAAATAAATAGACTTATTCATACTCAGCCACCGCTTTTAATACCTGCTGATAAAGATCATTCCATGTGTGCCGATGCGGCTTACCTGGACGCCATGTGCGTAGGTATAAATCCCATGCTGCCTGAGCATCACCAAGCTCTGGTAGTGATCGTGGATCTGTCCATAAAAGTAACCGAGCAAATGCAGCTGCCAAGATATCGTCCCGATCAAGCTTGCTGTAAACACTTGTACTATCAGATCGAATGCCTCGCTTAATGCAGATATCTGCAGCTAGTGTTCTAGTCATATGATGATTCAAAACACCATACACCCCGCCGCCTTTCTCAAATTGCCAAAAGCCACGCGCTGGTCCTTTAATTTGGCGGCGATGAATAAAGCGAGACTCCTGCAAGCCTATGGCTAGCATCATTACTACCGCTTTTTTACTTTTCATACGCGCAGGTAAAAGTGCCAGCGCCGGATCAATCGCAGTCTGGATTATATTTTTTAGCATTAGGTTACCTTTCTATAGACAATAAAAAACCCGCCGTAGCGGGTTTTAAAATCACTCGTTTTTTACTTAGGATGGCTATCTTTTACTTTTTTGATGGCTGAGTAAAAAGGCTCAATACGCTTTTCAGGGTTATTATTCATCCCATGCCACAGCATATCTAACTGCTCTGAAAGCTCAGGATAGTCCATTATGCGACGATCCTGATACTTGCTAGGCAAATTTAAATTCATACTGTTATCTCACTATCTAGATATGGAAATAATGAAAATTTAATCTGATAGCTATCTTGAGTAGATTTATTAAACTCTACATAGCCAGACTCGCAGATGCCTGTAAACTCACCATCTACGTAGACTTTTGCGCCAATTGGTACCCCTTCTAATATTGTCTCCTTTAAACTTATTCCCATAACAGGCCTCTCTACAATGACCCCATTTATAACGTAATCTACGTCCTGAGCTGACTCCCCTATAATAATATCAGCGTTTTCATCTGGAACTTGGTACTTGATCCATTCCTCTGGAACTCTTCCAGAAGTCAGAACTTTTCCTGTACGCTTGTCATAGACTGTAAATAACATGGTCACCTCTTCAAAATAAAAGCCGCAACAGTAGAGCTTCCAACCCGTATATCAGATGAAATCGAATAGATATAAGTACCAGGGCCTAAGATAGATACGTCAGTTAAGGTGTTGCTTCCGTAGTCGTGAGTGTCATCATTGTTTCTTCTATAGTTAATATTTACTATCGGAATCTTTTGTGTGGAGACCGTAGCACCATCTCTAAGAAGACGAGCTCTGACAATCCCTCTTCCTACTTTCCTGCTATCTTCAAATGTGATATTCGCTATAACGAAAACGGAAGTATTTGGCTGGTTTACATGTACAGTCAAACTGTTTCCAGATACAAAGGCAGAGGCTGATACCGCATTTCCAGCTATCTTCAAGGTTTGAACCGCTGCATCAGCAATATTTGCCGCCCCTATTGCAGCATTAGCTATTTTTGCAGACGTAATCGTAGCATTAGCTATTTTTACAGAAGTAATCGCAGCATTAGCCACCTTGGCAGAGGTGATAGCAGCATCTGCTATTTTTGCCGATGTAATAGTCGCATTTTGAATAAAGGCGTTATTTAGATAAATATTCCCTCCTTGAATAACGGCAGGAGACACAGCTTTTCCATTAGCATTGTTAAAAAATGCAAAGCGATCCGCACTAAAAAGCATCTGAGACTGCATTCCACTAGGGGTATTTTCGATTCCAATCCCCATGCCTGCTGCGTAATAACGGCCATCAGCTGTAACAGCAAGTTTTACGCTATGCATTACAGATAACTTTCCACTTGTAGAAGCTTGTGCGCTAGATACCTGTTGGATTGCTGCTGTATTTTTGTTCGCCTTAACGGATATTTCAGTCAAGGAGCGTCCTTGAGAAAGGATATCTTTACCCTGCTGCGTTACCTGAGCATCTAATACTGCCAAGGCCGAAGCATTCGCATTTAAACAGCATCTGCTTTACCTGATACCCAAGGCGAAGGTGTACGGTTATCTCCGATCTGCTGCTCAACCATGACTCGACTAATCAACAAAAAATTCTCCTCCGAAATCGGTGAGTTTTCTTCATTGACATGTATTGTCATGCCCAGAATCACGGCATCCTTAGGTGCATTGACGACAGCAGAAACCCTCGTCCATTCACCACCCGTAATTTCTGAAAAACGCTCTGAAGTTTCAGCGGGGTAACGATTAAACCACGGCGGATTCGTTTCTGAATTAGCCATTACGCCTAATATTTGTAGTCGCTTATTGATGGGACTGAAGACATAAGCGGAGATAATGTAGTTTTTCTCTTCTTCAATGTTTGCCCAAGTATTAGCGCTGCGCGCGTACCTAAAAAGTGCCACTTTATCAGCAGTATCAGGCTTAAATTTAAGAGCAGCGTCTAAAATACCAACCCCGGATCCTATCTCCAACAACTCTCGACTGGCATTGAACATAGATGTGCCATCCATAGTCGCAGCCATTGATGCCTCTGCGCCTAAAAGGTTTACGCCTGTATTAGGCAGAGCATCTATCGCAGCTTTCAAACTCGTCACAGATTGGCTTTGCGAAGCAATATCTTGACCTTGCTGAGTGACTTTCGTATCCAGCGCCTGAACCGCAGCGGCATCGGCCTTAGTGTCAGCCAGCTTTTTGGCGGCCGCTGCATCAGCAATTCCTTGCTGTGCTTTACCATCCGTAGCTTTTAAGTCTGCAGTCAGCTTGGTTAATGAGCTACTTTGCGATGCTATGTCTTGCCCTTGTTTCGTGACCTTGGTATCTAACGCTGCCACTGCAGTGGCATCGGCTTTCGTCTCAGCTAACGTTTTAGCAGCCGTAGCTTCTGCTAAACCTTGAGTAGCCTTAGCGTCAGTCGTTTTTAAGTCAGAACTCAGTTTAGTAACCGCGTTACTTTGCGCAGCAACCTCCTGGCCTTGCTGAGTGACTTTCGTGTCCAGTGCCTGAACCGCAGCGGCATCGGCCTTAGTGTCAGCCAGCTTTTTGGCGGCCGCTGCATCAGCAATTCCTTGTTGTGCTTTATTGTTCGTAGCTTTTAAGTCTGAAGTTAACTTAGTTAATGAACTGCTTTGCGATGCAATGTCTTGCCCTTGTTTAGTCACCTTGGTATCTAGTGCTGCTACTGCAGTGGCATCGGCTTTCGTCTCAGCTAACGTTTTAGCAGCCGTAGCTTCTGCTAAACCTTGAGTAGCCTTAGCATCAGTCGCTTTTAAGTCAGAACTCAGTTTAGTGACTGTGTTACTTTGCGCAGCAACCTCCTGGCCTTGCTGAGTTACTTTGGTGTCCAGTGCCTGAAGCGCAGCAGCATCGGCCTTAGTGTCAGCCAGTTTTTTGGCTGCCGCCGCCTCAGCAATACCTTGTTCTGCTTTACCATCCGTAACTTTTAAGTCTGCAGTCAGCTTAGTTAATGAACTGCTTTGCGACGCAATCTTTTCACCTTGCTGAGTGACTTGTCGTATCCAGTGCTTGAACAGCAGCGGCATCAGCTTTGGTACCAGCCAGCTTTTTGGCGGCCTCTGCCTCAGCAATACCTTGCTCTGCTTTACCATCCGTAGCTTTTAAGTCTGCAGTCAGCTTGGTTAATGAACTGCTTTGCGATGCAATATCTTGCCCTTGCTTAGTCACCTTGGTATCTAGTGCTGCTACTGCAGTGGCATCGGCCTTGGTGTTGGCGAGCTTTTTGGCCGCTGCCGCATCAGTAATACCTTGTTGTGCTTTACTGTCCGTAGCTTTTAAGTCAGCAGTCAGCTTGGTCAATGAGTTGCTTTGCGATGCAATGTCTTGCCCTTGCTGAGTGACTTTGGTATCTAATGCTGCTACTGCAGCGGCATCAGCTTTTGTCTCTGCTAGTTGCTTAGCAGCCTTGGCATCGTCAATACCTTGCTGTGCTTTCTCATTGGCAACCTTTAAGCTAGAAGATAGTTTAGTAATTGAGCCACTTTGCGTAGCAATATCTTCTCCTTGTTGACTAACTTTTTGAGTAATAACCCGTAGCTGGCTTGCAAGAGCACCTACCAAATTATCAATTGAAGAGTAGTCACCAATTTTCTCCCAAAAGACGGTATCGGTTGGCAAATTGCCTTTTGTGACTTTCTTAGCTTTATAAACAGCGCCTTCATAAAGCACTACTTCTGATGCCAAATATTCAATTTCAGCATCGTATAGACCTGACTGCTCTAAACTCTCTATTTCTTCCTTGAGAGTAAAAAGCTGTTCTTCTAGCTCCTTATTAAATATTTCAAGCTTAGTATCAACACTGCCCTCCAAAACTCCCAATTGCTTTTCAGTTTCCTGTATAGCAACATCAAGATCTTTCAGTCCATACTCGAGAGCATCAATCGAATCTATCTTTTCATGTAAAAGTTGTTCAGTTTGCTGTAAACCAGCTTCCACACCTTTTAAATGCTCATCAATCTGATCAATAGAGCTGATTTTTTCATTTAAATGCTTACCAAGATGAGTCTCATTAATTTCACCTGACAGGTAGTCTAAAATTTCTTCGGCCTTTGCACTGGACTCTCCTGAAATCCAATTTGACCACGGACCAATATTTCCTGATCGATCAACTAAACGAGCTCTAAAGTTAAATATCTGCCCAGCCCCAAGCCCTGTTAATGTGTGCGTGTTTGCTGGATAGGCAAAACTTCCTAAACTAAGAACCTCTTCATTACTCTGAGCTTTGTACTGCAGTTCTGTTCGCTCAGTATCAAGTGCACCTTGCACTGGGAACCCCCAGTTCAACTTGATACCAAAAACCAAAGATTCTGTTTTTAAAAATGCAACATGAGGTGGGGTTCCTTGCTTTCCTTTAACTAAAGTTTCTTCACTAAAAGATGGCAAAGACAGTACATCTACAGCATTTACTGCTCTGACTTGTGCAACATATTTACCAGCATATACACCAGTCACTTCAAACCCAAGGCTAGAAGTACGAGGTACTGCAACCCAGTCACCGTTGTCTTTTCGCCACAGCGCCTCATAAGCAATAGCACCTTCTACTTGCTCCCACTGCACACGTAATGTTGTAACTGCTTGGCCTTGATGGACAGTACTAAAACTACTAATTACTACATTTTTTGGCGGCACCTGAACACTTGGTGGACGCACGGTGATCGGCCGCTCATCTAGACGTGCACCATGCTCTACATGCTCAAATTTGCTTGGCTCATATTGAATGCCTTCAATAGTATGTTCTATAGAACCGCTAGCACGCTTTACACGCAGCACTCGATACTGCTGCAGCTTTAACTCTAGGGGCTCTAAAACCCAAACAGCCTGCTCATTTGGCTCTTCACTATAAACAGTGTTTACAGTTACTACTCGCCCCTTAATACCGCTAATAGTTCTAGCCTCAGCGCGCCCACTTGGTAAGTTAAGCTTGAGTCTATCCCCCACTAAGGCGGAAACTTCACGATCAAGTGTAATCTTGCGTCCACTTACAGCAGATATGCGCCCACCAATCGAACGACCAGCTAGCTTTTCATCAGCCACAGCTACAACCATTCCTGGTACTGGTATTTTCCCTTCTAAGCCAGTCACAAAAGAAATGCTTCGGTCAAACTTATTAGTTAGCAATAGTTGTTTGCCACGACGCTGAGCTTCACTCTCGCGTGTAGTGCCAATAGCAGTAACTTCTACTTGATTAATGCCATAACGGCGAATCATGCCATCATCTGAAACTACTACCGGCTCTTGCTCATAATGATTATCTGGATTGCTATATGAAACTAAAGCAATAGAGTGCTTAGTATTTGCTTTTTGACTGCCATATTGAAACTGTCCATCTTTTACATCTGCATTGGTATAAACGTACTCAACAGCGCGCGGCATATCAGCATCTAATGCAATCTGCGCACCATTCCAATAAGTCATTCCATTGAATGCCGCTGCGATATCTCGCAACGTTGACCAGGCTGCATTTCTATCGTTAAAAACACAGTCAAATGTATGACGTGGCTCCATGCCCCCTTTGCCATTTGGAACTAATTCGTCACAATAACGTGCAATACGATAGACAGACCACTTATCTACTTGGCTAGCCTTAATCCAGCGCCCTAACCCATAACGTTCAGAAAGTACTAAATCGTACCAAATCCAAGCAGGATTATTTGTGTATGCCCATACAAAACTACCATCCCATACTCCATCATATGTACGAGCTATCGAATCGTAATTGCTTGGAACACGAATTAGTTTCCATTTTTTACGAACAGATACTGTGGGCACTGTCCCTGAAAAATGGGCTGAGTCAAACTCTAAGAATAATAACGCGGTATGGGGATAACGAAGCTTTGCATCAACAATTTCAGCTAGCGAAATAATCTGCATAGTATTAGCTACTTTGCCACCTACTTTATTAGGTGTTAAACGCCTTACTCGAACCCGCCAGCCAGTCAGTGCTTTAGGTAGCTCTATGCGGTGAGAGCGCTGGTATTCAGTAGTAACTTTATCATTGATAACATAGCTTCCAACCTCTTGGTAATTGCCATCATCAATCGCGATATCGATTGCATATGCAATTTTGTAACCAACAACGTCACCATTACCTAGCTGTTCATATAGCTGCGGCCAAGAAAAACGTAGACGTATAGCTGACAACTGAGTATTAGTAATATTTTTTACAAAAGGCGAATCACTTTTGAGTTCTACGCCCAATCCAATTTCATTTTCAACGACAGGCATACCTGCAATATGCAGCTGATGAGGCGTACCTGGCCGAAACTCCCACTTAACACCCGGAATATTTTCATTTCCCTGCTCATCTAGAATGGGTGTTCCATCTAGTAAAATATTTTTACCTGTAATCTCTGGATCCACCTCACCATCAGCTAAAGCTAATAAAACTCGAGCATAAGCAACCGAGCGTGCAGTGTCAGGATGCTCTACAGGTTGACGTGGTTTTTTCTTACCTTTCTTTGCACCTTTAAGTACTACAGATACAGTCATGATATTTCTCTTAGGCATAAAAAAACCCTCATCGATGTGAGGGTCTTAGTAATATTGAAGGCTACATTTTGTCTTCGGGATAAATTCCAGCGCTAATGACGGCACCGCCAATTTCTCGCTCACCATAAGGCACAGGGACAGGGTATCCCTGTGCAACAGTGTTTACTGGACCACCGAATCCATGCGAAGGAGTATTTTCTGGAGCGCTACGACCTTTCAAACCTTTGGGCTGAGGACTTAATAGTTGCATAGCACCACCTAAAGCTAATGAAGCCCCCATAATTGCTACGCCACCCCACAAACCACCTGCAGTAAATGCTGCAGACGCCCCACCGGTCATCACTGCCGCAGCAGCTATTAGCGCACCGCCTAACACGGTTTGCATTACACCGCCTTTTTTTCGCCCCGAAACAACAGGAACAATCCTAATCTCATGACTACCCGCTAGTGAAAAACATTCTTCTGAAATGTTTTCTCGATTACGGAAAATCGCATAACGAATGCCTTTTAAATCACTTTCCCTAATAAACTCAGTGAATCCCTCTAATGTCTGCTGCAAAGCAGATAAAGCTTCTCGTAGTGTTCCACTTTCTAAATAGCGTTTGTGGCAGCGTCCAAAACGTTTAGCTAAAGAGCCTGATAACAAAATAGTAACCACTTAAGCCTCCCATAAACGATGTCTGCCACACTTAATTGTTCGGTCATAGAGGTAGCCGCCATAGACTGTTTTTCCGCTCATTCGGCCATATAAGTGATGCAAAATTACGCCATCACCTAAATAAACGGCTCCATGATTAGCTGTTTTCGATTCAACCTGCATAATTATCAAATCACCTCGTTGAAGCGAGCCTTTACTAACCTCTAAAAAACCAGTCTCTTCAAATAAGTCCAAATATAAGTTTTGCCCTTTTTCCCACCACTCATCCTCACGAAAGTAGTTTGGCAGCTCTATGCCTGCCTCCAATGCATAAAAATCTCGGATCAGGCCATAACAGTCACATCTTGTCCCATGAACAAATGGGCGCCCTTCTAACGGTGGAATGCCTGTAAGGGGCTGAATAATATTTAAATCTGCCTCTGGCCAACTCAAAATATACCAAGGTAAGTTACCTTCATTGCAGCGCACAATATCTGCGATAGATGCACGACTACTTTCATCAGGATGAGTATGTACAACCCCAATAATCTCACCTTGAGCTTCAGCTAAAACGTACTCATTAGGTGCTATTTCAAACTCATCACCTGGCTCTGAGCTGATATTAGTACAAGGAAAATAGTGATGCGCCCGACCCGACTTGATAATAAGGCCACATGCCTCTTTTGGGTAAGCTTGCTCAGCATGACGACAAATGGCTTTAAAAATATGTTTACGCATACTAAGCCCTAATTAGAGAAGAGGCTGGGAAACCACCAAATGGCAGTTCTTCATGTTCACCAAACCGTTTTTTACAGTCATGTAGACACCCTCCACATTTATCTAGCGCGGGATCATCTGTTACTTCCCCTGTCTCAGTAAACTTTGCAGTTCCTAAGTAACCGCAGTCAGGCCCTCGGTAGCCACCAGTAATCGACCACTGACATAAACTGTGGATTTGCCTAGCTGGCAACATCTGCCCATCTAAATCTGCAGGAGAAGATAATGAAAAAACAACCATTTCATCGTTTTCAGATGCCTTATGATCTATATACCAAATTGATATAGCTTCTTGCTCAGGGTCTGCTTTAGCATTGCCGCTCGGAAAGTTATCAGCATCTAAATAATGTGAAAACGTTTCTCTAATAGTAACTTTTGCATGAGTTAAATCATCAAAGTGCAAACAAAGAGCCGTGATACTTAAATCAACATTAGCTAACGATAATGTCGGTGTGGGAGCAGCACCGTGGCCTGTCAACTCTGCCCCCTCTAAAGCGCATGGCCACGGCTGATATACGTGTCCTTGCCAAATAATAGGGCCAGCATCATGAGCATGAAATCTCAACATATCACCACCGAAACCAGTGCAATCCACCTCTAACAGTTGTACTTCAGCTCCTGGCTCTAGCAACTGATAATCTGCTGTAATCATCAATAAGAACTCCTCTAGGCTAAGGATGAAAGCACTGTTTAAACTTGACGGTTAGCGTTGCAATATTTGCCGTATGCATCACAATATTTTTACCTTCACTTTTATACATTCCTTGATCACCCAAAGGGTTTTCCCATAAGAACGCTTTTCCAATATGCTCAGCTAAAAAGGTATCGATTGCTCTTATTAAACTAATCCTTCCTTTAAATCGTAGATCCCAATCTTTAGCTATTGGATTTAAACCATCAGCAACTGATTGTTCATACCCATCTCCAAAACTAACACTGCGTATCGAAACACGCTCTGTCGCTGATGGCTCTGACTGCAAATTCCACTCAAAAACTTTCATGCACTATCCGCCTTTAACAAAGTTAAATAACACTCCATTCGGACGCATCTCTTGAAGCATTGCCCGTTTAAACTGCATGGCATAACTTTCAGCGATTTGCATTCCTTGCTGACGAGCATCATTTTCGGAAACGCCCACACCCGCTGTCACATGAATATCAGTTGTAAAGTGAAAACCTCCGCCAACGCGGCTTGCGGTATTTTCCTGAACCTTGTTTAAGGTACGATCAAGTTTTGCTGAGGTTTCAGCCGTGGTGACCCGCTCGCCTTTCTGTAATAACCAAGTTCCTGTTTCTGGAACCTTGTCAATACCGTCATGCGCCATACCTGCAAGCGTCTGTGCACCAATCATACCAACCGACATATAGCCTAATCCGCGGGTCCAAGAGCTTAGCGTTCCGGTAGGATCAATCGCTAACGCAGCAGTAGCAGCCTGCTCTGTATTAATGATAGCCTGAGCCATTGAGGCCGCTTTACTTGCAGCAAACATTACTTTGTAAGCAATGCTGCCCTCCTGTCCTAGCTCACGCAACAGCTCTGCAGCTTGTCCTGTCATGCTGGCATACGTTGCTAAAGTTGCGGTGGTTGATGCTTTTTGAAGACTTGCCAACTTTTTACTATTTTCTTCATCAATTTCACTTAATCGATCGCTATAAGTTTGCTTATCAATTAAGCCTTGCTCATAAGCTTGCATTTGTATTAAGCGCTGTTTCTCATGCCATTCACGTAGCTTAGACTCAGCGTCTGCTACGCGTAGCAGTTCACCGGATGGCCCCCCTACCGATGCGTCTAACCCATCAAACGTGGGCGCCTCAACTATCAAGTCTTTTGAAATAGCTGTTATTGCTTTCGCATAATCCTTAGATGAAAGTGCATATTTATTGGTAGCTAACGCAGCTTCATCTAATAACGTTTTACGCTCTTTCAACCGATGCAAAGACTTCTCTTCTTGGCTGGCTAGCGAATTAATAAGCTCTAGTGCTTCTTTTTGTTTCTCATAAGCGTTAGTTAGCTCAAGTGCTAATTGAGCTCGTCTTAGATCAGCCTCATCCAAACCATCGCGGGACAATTTATATAACGTCCACTGCTCACTTGTGTAATTAAGTGCTTTAGCCTGATCTTCAAGCGCCTCTACCTGACTAAGTAATGCTTTTTTTGCTCGTTCAAGCTCTTTATTTTGATTTTTTAGTTCACTACGATAACGTTGCGCTGCCTGCTCTACCTCTTGCTGTTTCTTTAAAGATGCTGTTTTAGCATCTAACTTTGCATACTCTTGCTTAAGCAATTCAGCCTCGTTCTCACTAAGCTCTGAGTGCTTTCCTAGGCGATACTGAATTGCAAAGCGTTCTGCTTCACTGGTAACGCCTAGTAAAGCGATCCGCTCCTGCAAATCGCCCGACATTTTTGTATACAGCTCGCCAACACTGCTTAGAACATGACTACTTATATTCGCTGCATTTGTTGCCCCATTAATTGCTTCTTCCATTCGCTTATAATCTTGCTCTAGCGTACGCACAGGACCCATCATGTTTTGTACTTGGGCAATGAGACCAATAAAACTTTTAGCCCCACGCTCTGACACGTCGTCGGCTTGTTCAATAGCTCTTACAACAGCATCAAAGTCGACCTCTACGTTTGCTCGCACATCTTTACTGGCTTTGGATATAGCTTCTAATGCAGCAACTCCACCACTAACATCTGGACTAAGCCCAGACTTATAAGCAAAAGCTAAACGACGCTCAATTTCTCGCTCAGTATTACCTAAACTTTTTTCAAGCTCAGCTTTTGCCGAGTTTAATTCTTCACGTTTTTTATCTAACTCAGCTAGCTGAGCTGCTCTCCCCATCGTGGATAGCTTTTCTAACGCTTGATCCATCACTGGCACTAAGCTTTGTAAATCTTCACGCGTCTGCTTCGCACTAGAAGCAAAGCTATACAGGCCATAGCCAGCAAATAAAGCTAAGCCTGTTGGCCCACCAACCAACCCAAGTGCCGCATTAGCAGCGCGGGCGGTTACAGTTAAACTAGTTAGCGCATAAGTTGCTTTACGTGAAGCTTGCTCAGTGCCAGCCAGTGCTAATTGTGCTCGTACTCCGCTAGCTGTCAGACTGAGAAAATCCTTAGAAGCGACTAATGCTACGGCGCCTGTTTTTAATAGCGATGCAACCATGCGAGTCATTAATAGGCCAGCTAGAACTTCTGTACCACTAACAACTTGATCAACGACAGTCTTTAATCCTCCACTGCCTAGCGCATCGGACAACTTGTTCAATGTTGGCAACAATCTAGCAGCCATTTCATTAAATAAACCTTGTCCAATGAGCGACATTTTTCCTAAGTTGGCATTAAACTCAGTCGCAGCAATGGCGAAATCATGATCAATGACTCCACCTAAACGCTCTGCCTCATCCGCCAAATCACTAATCGCTCCTTTACCACTAGCTGCAGCAGCTGCAATCTTTACTCCGCCAGAGTCAAAAAATTTAAAAGAGTGGCGTACTCGCTCAGAGTGTTCATCAAGCTCAGATAATGCATCAACAATCTCTACAAAGGTTTTTGCTGGGTCTTGCTTGGAGAGCCGTTGAGCATCTAACCCTAACTCCTGAATTGATTTAGCTGCAGCCCCCGTTCCTTTGGCTGCTTCAGCAACTCTTCGCGTCATTCGCTGAAGAGCCATATCAAACTCGCCATTTGCCATACCTGCACTTTGAGCAGTGGCATAGCGCAGCTTGCTTAACTCATTGGTGGTTGTACCTAACTTAGTAGCAACATCTAAAGCAGCATTAGCTGTATCAATCGAACCTTTAATCCAACCAGAAAAGGCACTTGCGGTAATCCCAGCAGCTACACCTGCCAATGCTGTTTTCATAGCGAGTGAAGATTTTTTCACCTTATTTGCTGAGTTCTCTATGTCTTTTGCATTTTTCTGTGCATTTCTAGCCGCTTTATCCATGGGCTCAGTAAAACCACCAACTTTTGCAATAAGATCAAGAGTTAACTGACCTAGTGATCTGGTGCTCATGGTTTACTCCAGGCATAAAAAACCCGCCGAAGCGGGTGTTGTAGATATTTAAACTATTTATTTAGGTCAAGTTTTTTACCTATTGCACACCCCATAAATATTGTTATAAATTAACAGCTGCAATATATAGAAAAATTAAAAAGGATTAAAAATGAGTTACAATATAAATATACAGGAATTTTGGCCGTCTACTATACTTGTCTCAGTAATAACATTTCACATCATACTCAAAACGGTAACACTATTCACTAAAGAAAATCAAAAAATCCCAAGGTTTACTAAACAGTCAAAAGTCGATCATCTACTTAAATCAACCAATTCAAATAGACGACAAAAAGTACTAAAAAAAGTAGATAAAGAACTTTATTTTAAAAAAATATTTAGCATAGAAATCTGTCCTAAAGCAATTGATTTCTTAGAGCAATTGCATCTATCTGGATTCACTACAGTCCGGGATATACAACTATTAAGGAAATTTTTAGTTTTAGTTGATCAAGAATATAAGATACAATTTAGTCTCATCGATAAGTTACAAGCATGGTACTCTGTAACAATATCCGGACTTCTATTGCTCCTAGGTGCTCTATATTCAATAATTTTCTACATAAAAAGTAAAGAGTTATTCCCAAGTCTAATTCCTATTTTAATATTTACACTTCTAGTTTTTTTTACCTCAATAGATTTTCGAAACTATAAACATGCACAAAAGCTAAAAAAAACATTAGCATTAAGTTAGTAAATTTATATATTTAATTTATTTAAATATTGAAAGTCTACTAAAGCAATAATTTACAGCACTGGGATAAGAGCTTTCATTTTAGTTACGCCTCAAACTATAGCTAAGCTCTAGTCATTCCCAGCGCTGCATTGCTAACATCAAATTTTCTTCTTCACTAAGCTCAAGGCGGATATTTTCGTGCGGCATAAAATCAACCGCGTTTAAATCATTTTTTTGGTTCATATCCAACAGAAGCTTACTCAAGAGGCCCACTACCTGCTCGACTCTTCGACCTATATTCAAAGAGCCTCTTTTATCCCTGTAAGCTAACCATGCTAAAAACTCTGGATAGCTTATTCTGGATTTTGCTTCAGCTATAGTATTACCACCTACCCCATTAAGAACTAGCTCATGCCAGATTTCTTCTTCTGGCTTGAGCTCTGGCTCTTTCCCAACAAATTAACCTTAGTAATTGCGTTTAATAGAGCAGCAGTAAGTGACTCACAAATAGGGCCTTGCTTCTCACTTCCAAGTACATCCTCAGTCGTAAAAACTGGCTGCCCATGTTTATCTGTAATGAAAAATGCAATCCGCCGAGCTACTGCCTCTAAATGCTGATCCAGCTCGCTTTGCTCTGAGTTCAAAGGACGAAATTCGTGTACTAGTGTTGCAAAACTTGCTCGCTTCACAAAAATAGTATTTTGGATTTCCTCTCCCTCTTTATTCGTCCAACTAATAGTTTCTTCTACAAGTGGATCTTGTAAAAAAGCGCCAGCTTTTTGCAAGCTGGCCAAGGTAAGTGGTGTGCTCATAGTTGCCTCTGAGTTGAATTACGGATGTCCCATAACGAGTTTATTATTTTTTACGAATCCAGCGTCCTTTACCTGTTCGCTGCACAGAGCACGCAGTCTTAACGACTGAGTTCCCTTGGAAGTCAAAAGGAAAATCAGCAACATACCCTTCAAACAAAAACCAAGTGCGACTATCTGGCAACTCAAAACTTTTGCTATCTGCTGCCACTGTAGGGTCTGCCTTACCATCAGACCAACCCAGTGCGAACGGCAAATTTTCATGCTGCTCTTCATCACTCTCAGACAATTCATATAATTTATGGTGGCAGTCTTTCTTTGGATCTGCACTCACATCAAAAGTAGCTTGTCCTGGTGTTCGCTGCCCTTTAAGGAACTTCTTAACATTCGACTTTAGACATGTATCCTCCAACTGGTCAGCTGGATTACCTCCACCAGAAAAGTTTGAAATGCATTCAATCTCCATTACTTCAGCACCATCTTTTGTTGGTAACAGCACATATAGCTGAGTGCCTTGCGTACGAATAGCCATACAACCCCCTCAGGTTATTAATTTTATTAACTAAATAGTCTAGGAACATGCCATGTGGCTGTGATAGTAAAACGCAAGAGCTGCGCTTCTTGATCAATGCCCAATGGCACAAAGCTAGTGACGTAGCTCTCTTTCTCAATTGCCTGTCTGATAATTTCAGCAGCCTGTAAAACTACTTTTTCACTTTCCCCATACACATCAATTTGCGTATCTATTTCATCCAAATCTGAGCGATTTTCTAAATACGCCTGTCCTGTGCCATTTATTACGCTCCATACTGCATATGGCGTTTTAGGTATCAGCCCAGACTCATCGAAAGCTTGCCCCCAAGGGAAAATTCTTACTGGATTTAAACCAAAAACCCGCACTACATGCGGGTTACTTGCACAAACTTTAAATAGTGGTGGCATCATTGAGTTTTACCTTTTTCAGCTCGCTTAACTGCACGATCAATTGCTCGCTTAAAGTGCAAAGAAAACTCTTGTGTCGCACTATCAATGTTGCTGGCCAACGCTTTGCGCATAAATGGTTTAGGTGGCATTTTGGCAGTTCCAAACTCTAAAAAACGCCAGTAAAACGTGTCTCCCCCAGGATTCTTCTTGCTTCCACCTATTGCATATCGCTTTCCTACACGTCCTTTACGCACGTTATCCTTTGTTTCTGCATATTGCTTAGCACCTCCTAACACTCCCACTTTAAATAGATGGTCTCCCGTTTTTTTAAAGCGTTTACCATCGAGGCGAATAACAAGATTGCTAGCAATATTATTGGGCGTTTTTGGATTATCTACTGCTTGAGCACCGCTTTTAGCAGAAGCTAGAACTAGCTGAGCGGCTTTACGCAAAGCAAATCGTGCACTTTTACCTTTAGCCTCCTGCTTAACTGTTTCAAGCTTAGCAAGCACCTCTTCTACACCTTGTAATTTAAATGGCTGACTCATGTATGCTCCTTAACCAAAATAGTTAAGTACCGACTCCCTGATATAGCATCAGGAATAGCGCCTATTACTGAAAAAACATGGTCTCCGTGAATAATACGCCCCCCTGGTTCTATTTTTGGCCCAGCTCTAATCACTACTCTAGCTACTGTTTCAGCACCAGCTGCTTGAGCTGCAAAACTATCTTTAACAGATAAGTGCTCGATTGAAGCCCATAATGATTTCCAGTTTTTCCAGCTTAGATTCATTGCACCAGTTTCTGGATCTTGCTGCCTAACTTGCTTCTGTATCATCACTCGATGCTTTAATCGCCCAGCTCTCATATCCCTATTCCTATACGATAGGGGTGCAGCATTTTCTCTACCAAAGGGTTTTCTTTCATTCCCGATGGTGTTGTTGCTTCTCTATTAAGATAAAGATCGGCTGCTATTAAGAGCACCGCGCTGGTGACGCTCGCTGGAAGTTTATCTTCCCACGGAATAGGTCTCCCTAAAAACTTAGAGGCATAATCAATTGCTGCTGTCAGTATTAGTTGAAGGTTTTCGTCCTCGTCCTGATCGTCCAGCTCGAGACGTAGGTGGTTCTTTAACTGCTTGAGACTGATGCTCATCCTCTCGCTCCTCTAATGCTGTGCCATCTACATATACAGCTAGGCGTGTATTGACTAAATCAAGAGCGTGACCTTTGCGCGTGATGAACTCTTCCCCTACTTTCAGCACTCGGTTTTCAAATAAAAAAGGTCGTAAAGCTTCACACTTAATATCCACTTATATCTCCTCTACAGCGCTAAGCATTAGCCTAGCGCTAGACATAAAACGGTTTATGGGGTGATTACTGTGGATCCAGTAACAAATGCTTCTGGGCGATATACTGCAAAAGCTAAACGCTCTTCAGCACGGATAGTTGCCATGTTTTTCTCAAAGTCCTTATCATTTTCGGTAGAGATCAAAACTTCAATTTCCATACGGTCGAAAATTTGAGCCCCCATACCGAATGCGCCAGCTAAGAAGTTGCTTTTTGTCATTGCTTGCGTTTCAACAACAGGCATATTCCATAGAGTTGGCGTTGCGCCATTAATGGCGTTACCTACGATATAGCGCCCTTCTTTGTCCTTTGTAGTCTCAATCATTGCCCAGTCTACTGGGTTTAAAACAAGGCCATCTGCGGCATACTCTGCTAAAGCCACCTGCAGCAAAGCCAGTCGAACCCGGTCAATTACTGTCTGCATCTCTGGCTCAAACTCTGCGTTAAATGTTTGTGCGCTTGGTACAATCCCTTTTAAGTTTTGACCAGTCCCATCACCAAACAAAAGCTGTTTTTCTTCAGCTAGTTGTAAGCCGTAAGAGGCACGCCCATCAATGTAACTTTGCAGTGCAGGTGCATCATCTAACATCTGTCGACTAACTTTGAACAGGTGTGCAATCGTTCGTACGTTCGTTGTAACTAGATCAAACGCAATGTCTGAGTACGGTTTTTGAGCACCCTCTGCAACAACACCAGCATTATTAGTAAAGCCCGTTTCCTGCACATACTCGATAGCATTCGATGACGTTTCGCCTGGCATAATAAGATCACGTACAGTCATCCGCCGCTGTGCCGGAAGAATTAATCCTCGATGATCTGGTTGCACGAGTTCACCGGCTGTTGCCGTCGTAATTTCGCTACGAGGTGCAGATACACGATGAATACCGCGCCAGCTTGAGTTAACTTGGGTAAATGCTTCCGCTGAAACTAATCGTGCACCCAAAGTCATCTGACCGTCTTCTTGATGGCCTTTATCTTGAGCCACAATAGCCTGTTCAGCAGCATTTAAGCGTGCTTGTAAGGCTCCTTGCTCCATTAAAAGCTTATCAACACTGGCGCGAGTCTCCTCGCCCATTCGACCATACTTTTCTAGTTCTTTATTTGTATGTTCAGCTTGGGTACGTAATTTATCCCCTACTTTTTTTAATGTCGCGCTAATTTCTTCTCGTACAGCTTCAACAGATAAACCTGGCATAGTTATTACCCTTAAATAAAAAAACCGCCTAACTGGCGGTTTAAATTGAATTTTGATGTAAGGTTTCGACTGATCAAAATGCTAAGCTTTTTAAGCCATCTGAAAAGCTCATAAATAATTCAGCAGCAGCATTTGATGATTTTTGTTTAGTAGTTGGATGAAGGCTAATCTCTGATTCTTGCCCCCAAAAGTTATCTTTAATTGCAGCTAGCATTTTCAAGCGTTGGTTGTAGGGCACTCCTCCTTCTGCAAGTGCAGCATTTATATTTTGAAAGGCTTGTGCTTGGCTAGCAGGCGCAGTATCTGTAGCAATTTCTTCTGCCTGCAACACACCTGTCATCAAAGACTTTTGAACTGCACTACTTCCTGACAAATATGACTCTTTATCCATGAGGTCAGTGACTTCACTTTCTGACATACCGGACACATCGATGTAGACATCTCGCATCGAGATATCAAATTCTTCTAACTGATCCGCAATGTCACGCAGATCATTACGATTACCTACAAAATTAGACCAACAGTTATGAATCATTAAAAATGCAGATTTAGCTATTAGGCGTTCAGCCCCTGCCATTGCAATAATAGACGCTGCTGATGCTGCTAACCCAATAACTTTAATAGTCACTTTCTGAGAGTGCTCTCGTAGCCGGTTATAGATTGCAATCCCTTCAAACATATCGCCGCCTGGACTGTTGATATACACCACCACTTCGTTGTCTCCAATGCTGCGCAATGCAGCATCTACCCTTGCTAATGTAATCCCTTTATTGGTTTCTCCCCAGTAGTCATATGAATCACCTACCACGCCAAACATAGTAATAGTGTTCACACTTTGCTCAGCTGCCACTTTAATATGAGGATTCCATGCTGCTAAGGCCTTAGGATTTAATTCAAATTTGGGCATTGCTAGTTGCTCCTTAATTAATCTTCCGATGCGGAAAGCCAGCTTTTTAAGGCAGCTTTAGCTGCTTGCTCATCATTTTGAGCGCCCAGCTTATCTAAGGTCGTCATGTTCATTTGTACAGTTAACTTAGATGCATTACCGCCTTCTCGCGGTAGGTTTTCTTTAACTCTACAATCGTCACGAGTATAAATACCGTTAGTAGTCATTTTCGCGTAAAAATCAGCTCGCGCCTGGCTATCTGCACGCAACAGTCCCTCTAAGGCAAACTCTGCATAATGAGTTTGTCTCTGAACTATTGTGAGAAGATTTTTATTGATAGCTTGCTCAATTCGCTCAAGCCAAGGAGCCAAAGTAAACGTCAAGAAGCCAATCATTTGCTGTTCAATACCAGTTCCCCAACTGGTACTTTTTTCTGTATGCCCAACCATCCAGGGAGGCACCCGAAAAAAACGACAGATTTCTTCTACGCTCCAGCCCCGTGACTCTAATAGCTGAGCATCTGCCGGATCAATGCCGATCGGCTTAGCCTCTACTCCAGACTCAAGAACTGGAGATCGCCCAGCATTCATGGCACCTGATAGTTTTTCAACATATTCACGAAAATCATCTCTCTGCTCTTTTGTTAATACGCGATTTACACTAAATGCCACTGTAGGCATCAAGCCATTTTGAAAAGTGCTACTGGCAGCTTTATCTGCAGATATAGCTGAGCCAATTACAACAGCCCCATATCTCAATGGAGATAAGCCATTAATTCCATCTAAAGAAAAGGCAGGAATATGCATCAAGTTGCTGAAGGCTATGTATCGTTTTTTATTTTTTTCTGTATAAACCCAGCTACTTTCTTCTTCCAACCACTTCACATTATCAGCCTGTAACAAATTCAAGCTTACTGGTAAGTCTTTTAATCTCTTAATCTCAATATAGGCGTTGCCTTTAAAGAGCATGGAAGCAACAACTGCCTCCCAAAAATTTACTGCTGTCATGCGCTGATTAGGGCTGTTACTAATCAAGTCATGTACACGAAAGCTTGGATCAATCTGACGTCCCCCATCATTTTTTCTTTTATAGATCCCAAGCGGTAAGGTCGCAATAGTTTCTGATATCAATCGAACACATGCCCATACAGTTGAAACTTGTAATGCGGAATCAACAGATACTGGTTTGCTAGAACTGCCTGGCCACCAACCAGAACCTGATACCCAACGCTTTTGACCTGTAACGGGCTTAGAAAGCGATGCTAGTAATGTTTGTGAAAACGTTTTAGCCATTTGACATGCCTCGCTTAATGAAGCCAGCTATGCAAAACATGCTTAACGAACCAGTAATTAACGCCCAAGCTATACCTGCTAATAAATAGACTCCACCTACTAAGAGGACAAAGCCCAATAGCGCACTCGTCAGAAAAATAAACAAGGCTAAATTCATAAAATTGGATCTCTGATAGCAGCCATAAAGTCATGAACACTTTCACTGGCAACAGGGTTTTCGCTGAGTAAAGAAACAGCATTAAAAGCAGCCATTAATGGGTCAATTTTGGCATTACCACTGGCTTGTTTTGTAATTAGAATCGCATTGCCTCTAGGCTCCACTTTGGCATTACCACAACACCAATTCATAAGTGATTGATGAGCATGCCAAAACGTTTCTTCTGCTAGCTTTCGTTCTAGAGTTTTAATAGCTCCGCCCAAGCGCCAACCTTGGCTAACCCCTACAATTAGTTCTTGAGGAATGCCGCGCTCAATCAAGGCATCTAACACTCCGCCAATACCCGCCGGATCCATCCCAATCTTATCGAGCAGGCCTGCGGAGTAAATGCGGTAAGCTATTTCTGCAACTCCTTCCGTATCATCCCCCACACGCTTAACGATTGTTAATTCTCCTGCTTCAGAGAAGTCCATGAGGTTCGAAGCTATTTCCTTTCTTCTAGTTAATACGCTCTCATGGGCCCATGCATGGCCCCACCCCAACCACTCACGCGTTTGCCGACTACGCCCAATTACATATAACCCTAAGAGGTCATCTAACCCACCACCATCAATTCCAATATCAATCACTTCGCACTCAGCAATAATATCTTCTAAGCTCAACTCCACATCGGACTGCTGCTCCCAGAACTCTGCACCAGACCAATTGTTAGATAACAAGGCTAAACCAACTTCAACGTTGCCATGCTTAGCTAAAAAACCAATGAGAGAGTCAGCCCCATCCTCTAGTGCTTGCTTATATCCACGCTCTAAAAAAGCACTATCTACTGAGTAATTAAGATTTGGATTAACTAATTTTAGGTTTTCTGGCTTCTTGTGTTCACCAGCATCGATCATATGTTTAGGGAACTCATACAAGACTGGTAAGAAACGATTGTCATCGATTCGTCCATCCCTAACTCCCCGTGCATACATCAGCTTCTTTTTAAAAATGCCGGCAGGTGGTTCGTTTGATTGCGTAGTCAAGAAAATGACGAACCCTTCAGGCCTAGAAGCTAACCCCCCTGTGGCTTCACGAATAATATCTTCTGCTTTGCTTTTCTTGCCAAATAGCCAAGCTTCATCAACTAAAATCCCCACGGCTTTTTTACCACCAACTGTGTCACCATCTGCGGCTACAACTTTCAACGTGGCATTATTATTAAGGTGGGTGATCGTTCGCGTGTGTTCTTGGATATGCAAAAGATCAGTTAAAACATCATTTTTGCGGATCATATCCCGTACTGGAATGAAGCTGTTATCTGCAATTTCCTTAGTAGGAGCTAAAATAATAAATTCAGCAGACTCTCTCCAGTTACGAATTAAAGCTGTTAGCATCACCCCTGCTGCAATTGTCGACTTAGAGTTTTTTTTAGGTATAAGAAGGAAAAACTCTTGTATTAGCCTCCTACCACTTTCACTGTCATAAGCACCGAAAACAGCAGCCGCAAAATCAAAAACCCATTGAGCACAAGATTCTGAAATCATCGGGCTACCTGGTGCGTCAACAATTCTCAGTTCTTTGAAAACAGAAAGCCCAGCTTCGGCTTCTTCTGGGAACAGTGGCTCAAGTGGTATTAAACTTTCACCGGCAACAATTCTTTTCTCCCAGTCTAGGCACGCTGTACTCCACTTCATCTAGCACCACCATTATTTACAACTAGCTTAGGTGGGGCACTCGGTGCAAATTTCTTAGCTGCATGCCTAGCTCTTTCTTGTTTAGCCTCTTTTTTTCCTTGATCTGCAACCTTCCCATGCACATAAGGCATCAAGCTTTTGGCTGCATCAATTCGTAATCGAGGCTCCTTGAGCTCATCATTCATTACATGTAGCAAATAATCTTTTGGATCAGAAAAAGCACCTATATTTTCCGCGTTAACACTTGTTAAGTCAGACTTAACATTTTCATCAGTTTTGTTAACTTTTTTGTTAACTTTTGGCTCATGAATGTTAACTTTTTGTGAGACCTGTTTTGGCGTACTTATAGAGCTTTTTGCTGCTCTCACACGCTTTATATAAGCCTCAACATCTTGATCTTTACAAAGCCTAGACCCTGCCTGTGATGCAGATGTTTCACTGTATCCAGCGATTACAGCAGCATTTTTCTGTGTATTCCCTGCGAGTAAAGCATCAGCGAATTTTTTCTTTTTGGAAGTCAGCGCCATGCAGCCCCCCATAGCTGAAACTTAACAGACTTAACATACTTCAAAAACGGGAAAAAATATGCGAATGAGTTAGGGGTCGGTATCCACAGGGCCAAGGTTTTAGACTTTTGGCACCCCCTCCCTCAAATAAAGTAAAAAAAGAAGAAATATCAACGACTAGCTAAAGTCTCCGCGGCTCTCACGTGCTGTTTTATCCGCATGACAGGGTGATTTACATAGCACTTGCAGATTACCTGGAGCATCTGTCCCCCCTGCGGCTAAAGGCACAATGTGATCTACTTCAGGCTCTAATGCGAGAAGTCCACAATGCTGACAAATTTGCTTATCTCTAAGAATAATTTGCTCACGGAGCTTACGCCAAGCTCGGCCACCTCTGCCACGCCCCCAGGTTTTTATCTGCGGAAGCTTTTGATTAGTCTTTTTTAAAGTGGCTAAGCGGCTACGATGCATTTCAAGTTTAGCCATGATCAATTACTCGCCCAGCAAGATCTAGAGCGACTATCTCTTCCGGCTCAATGCCTTGCTCATCAGCTAAGGCTGACAACAAGGCTGCCTGCTGCTCAATTAAAGTGCTTAGCAGCTCATTAGTTAGATTAGCTGCCGCCAGAAGCTGCTCATTTAATGACTGACTCATGCTATCCCCCAAATTTCTTACTGGCTACTTGCTCAATTAAAGCTCGAGCCTTATCAATACCAATCAATCCGACAAAGATTGCCATTCCCCAAGCCCAGCCATCATTAATTTGCAAAGCTTGCAAACCATTAGCAGCCATCATGATGACAAAAGTGCCTAGCAGAGCTTCCAGCAACTCGGCTTTCCAGCTGCGGCCATCGCTATATAGATTGATTCGTAAGTAAGAAATTATGAAGGTGAGCATCATGATTAGCCCATGCTCGCGGGCTGTTGCGATAATGCTCGCCCAAAACCCTAGATCTTTATCTGGCATTTTATGCATCTCGATACCCCGCGGGGCTAAATAATAGGCAATAAAAAACCCCAGCCACTTGCATGGCTAGGGTTTAAAATATGTTATGCGCTAAATTCGCACTATGGGGATATAGTGGCTCATTGGATCATTTTAGTCAACTCAATCCTTTATCAGTTTTAATCATTTTAAATACATCGACCGCCGGCATAGTGGGTGATGAGTCTCCGCCTAACAAACCGGTATCAGTACGACTAAATAGTGCCTGTAAAATTATTGTGCTTGCATCAGATTCAATACTCCCTTCCTTAATCAGCGATAGATAAACAGATGTTAGTTGCTCACGCTCCTCTGCATCACGCGCCAAGTGAAATGAACTAAAGATCATTTTTGTACATAATTTTATAAAATAGAAAAACGCAGCAGTTCCTAACATAATAAAAATAGTACTTTGGGCTAAAGCAAAAGAAATCTCTTTGTTTTCTTGCTCTGACCAATATATAAAAATATCAAACAAAACTTTACAGCCGCCTAGAATACTAGCAGCAGTTAAAAACACCCAAAGCCATCCTTGATATATGTGTTTTTTTGATAATTCTTTCCAGTACTTTCTTGGCTCTGCTAGTTTCAAGTATTTCTCATAGGTTTTTTCTAACGCCTCTATTTTTTCTTTAAGGCTCTCTTCAGCATTTTCTAAGATCTGATCCAAAAAAATTTGTTTACTCTTTATATTAGATAGAATCTTAGTACTTTCATTACAGTTCTGATCAACGGCTTTAAATATTAACGGAGAGACATCTCCAACATTTTCTGCTAAAGCTACAGTAAAACCTTTATTAAAATACTCTACATTATTACCGTAAGCATAAAGGCTTGCTTCATCTATATAAATTTTTGAGTACTTATTCAATCCACTTAAATATGATACAGCTGCCTCATTTAGCTCGTAATCCTCTACAACCGTAAAATATATTTCTTTTAATCCTTGAAAAGCAATCCCCTCTGAAAACAATACCCCATTAAAACTTGAGCGTATATCATCTTTGTGATCAGCAAAGACCTTATCATTAAAATCACTAGAGTTAATTATATTAAATATATTTACATTAAAGCCTGAGTAACTACCATAAGCAAGATAACTGTCTTTATTATCAAACATGGTTGATGGCTCATCCGATGGTTTATATCGTCGGCGCAATTTATTTAGCTTTCTAGCCCTTTCCTCTACCAACTCATCCCAAATTGCAAGCTCCCTATTAACAAGCTCCCTAAGCTCTCTAGCATTAAGTTTTTTCTCTCTTCCAGCCAAATCTTTAATTGCTACCTTGAACATAAAATATCCTTTTCAATGATATAAGTGCCAATTCTACTAAATTCAAGCGTAATTCTCGCCGCCATCTTTCTTGTGTTTTAACTGGCACAGGCTCATCGCACCAGTTATCCATAAGATACCATTTATCGGGCAAAGCAACTGCTCTCACACGCTTAGCGTTACCACGCGGCTTGGGTATCGCCCAGGTAATAATCGCCGTATGTTTAAAGCGCGCAGGCGCCGGGGATTTTATATGTGCTGCTAACTCACTTGCCGCTTTTAACTTTGCTTTGAAGCACGGGGAGTACTTGGCAACCAATACTGCATACTCAATCGGGTTAAGCACTCTACGCATTCGGGCGTGAAACATGCAGGACTCTACAAATAAATCATGCCTAGTTAACTGGTCTGGATTCGTACTGCGTGGCATATCAATATCTTCAATGGATGCAGGTCCTGCCATTAAAGTGTCACTAGCCAGCGCACGAATCACTAAAGGAACAATATCTTGCTCTAACTCCATTAGCTAACTACCTCAATTAAAACCTTTACCAAACCACCCTTAACCGGCTCACTCACTTCAAACTGAGTAGCAAAGCGGTTGTCGTTAACTTTGAGCCCGTCAGCAATCCCATCACGCCCAGCCTTAAAGCTGGCCAGCATGTTGTCATCATCGCGGGCGCGGCGGTCTGGTGGGCAAAACTCAATTTTCATTAGCAGCTTGCCAGCCGGCAGTTCTTGGCGGGCGTTATAAGCAAAGGCCATACATAACCGGCGGTAGCTTTTTACTGCTCTAGCCTTGGCGTGATAGTGCGCACGATGATTCGGGCTAAGCTCACGCGGTGGCCACGGCAACTCTAAATAAATCACTCAGCTTCCCCTTTCATGTGTACTTCAATCACTTTCACTACTTCTTCACGGCTTCCTAGATAAGCAAACGATTCTTTAGCACCTGGTGCTGTCACCGTATAAACGTACTTTTCGGCCACCTTCACTTTGGCCACGATGTAGCCCTGATCAGTTTCAAACACGTTATGCGTGCCGCGTACTGGACGCCATTTAATCGCCGACATAACTACTACCTCCTGCGCCGTACCGGTTAACCGAATGCACTGCCGGCTCACTCTTTCGCTGACCAGCCTCCAGCTGATAAATACGCACCAGCGCCGACCGCAGCTCAGCACCCAGCTGTGCCGCCAACCCATGCTCAACACGCTGCTTTGGATCTGGCTTAATAAGGGCATAACCCGAACCATCGCAATCTAGGCAACTCAGCGTTAAAACCATGCCGCGTACTCGACCACTGCCACCGCATATGGGGCAAGGTTTTACTTTTTTTAGGTCGAAAGCCATCAAATAGAACCTCCATCTATACGGATTACTAAACGCGCTAAAGGCTTTTGGTTATGCGCTCTTAGAGAAATACTTATGGTTGCTTTATGCACTAATAGTCTCCTGTGAAAGCGCGCATAAACCGCTGTCATCTAGCCGTTTATGCCATCTAGTTAATGCATCCAACTTCAAATCGTCAGCGCTTGTATTAATGTAGGTTTCGGCCATTAGGCTCATGTTGTGGTTAAGCAGCATTTCACCGATCAAGAAATCCACTCCCAACTCAACCCACCCTGTTCTGGCTAGTTTTCTGAGGTCGTGACTACTCCACTGCCCTCTAGATAATCTTCTAAACTCCCCCAGCGCTGCCTGCTCAGATAAGCCTCTGTTGGTTAATCGATCTACGAACAAAGCGCCTTGCGCGCTATAACGGCTGCCTATCGCTTCACGATAAACGCTCAGCAGCTCACACATGCGGTCAGTCAACGGCAAGACATGCTCTGATCGAGTCTTTGTGTTTTCAGCAGGAATAATCCAAACCTTTTGCTTTAAACAGATATGCCGCCAGCGCGCCAGTCGGGTTTCACCGATTCTAGTACCGTGAGCGAGCATCATTAAGGCCAGCATGTTGGTGGTTGGATTCTGTTTGAATGTCTCAACCAAAAGCGTAATCAACTCCGGCAAATCAAGCATGTTTAGACGGGCTGGCTTAGGCTTAATCCTCGCTGAAACAAAGTCAGTAAAACGCATTGCAGCCACAGGGTTGTCAGCTATCAGCTTTAACTTATGTGCTTGAGTAAACGCCATCTTAAACACCCTTAAACAAGAGTGAACGTAGCTAAGAGATAGTTCTGACTGCAGTGGCCACATCATCTGGTCATCAATCGCACTAGTGCTAATATCTGATATTCGTAGCCCACCAATTCTTGGTAATAATTGAGCATCAATAATCGATCGAACACCATTCTTTCGTTTTTGCGTTAAGTTGCTGTCCTTGGATACTCGCTCACGATGCCAGCGCAACAGGTCGCCACAAGTATCAAACTGCCCAACAACTGCAGTTACAGGCTGATTAAGGGCGCGCTGAGCTTGCAGCTCCGGCAGTATTTCAAAAAACTTTTTACTGCTCAGCTGCGGGTACCCGGCAACACGCTCCCACTTCCCCCCGCCGATCAAAAACCAACTACCCTGCGCCCGATCAGTCAAAAACCGAAAACGCACCCCTGGATAACGGGCATCGCGCAAAGTATGCGCAGCGCCCAACATTTGCCGCTTGATCTCAGCGTCACTCAGGTTGACAACTACGGTTTTGCTCATTCAAACGCCTCGATGCGCGCCCAGCGCACTAAATCTTCATTAGCTCGGTATTCGTTCTGATAGCTCGGGTACTCCTTGCCCGTTTTTACCTCAAAGTTCCAACCAAGCTGTGGCGTAAGCCATGCTTTTTTGTGCTTATCCCATACAGCCAGATCCAAGCCGAATGGGCTGCCGAAATCGGCAATGATTTGCTCGCCGCACTTCGGCGCACTGGTTGGCGGATTCCACTTCATGATCGTTTCCCCTTGATTTTGTTAAGCAAAGCGTCCAACACCTGGGCACCTTTTTCGCGATCTTGATCAGTTGGCTCGGCAGGCTTGGCAGGTAGCGCTCTGGGTGTTTCAGTCAGCGGCTCACCCCGCATGACCATTTTCACCACAAGTCCATAGTGATAATCGAACACTGGGCGTGATACCGACTCGGGCTGACTGGCCAACAAGTGCAATCCCGTCTCGCTGGCAGCATGAAAAACAGCGGCATGGGCTTGGGAGCGGTCAGCGGCTGGATGTGCCAAGGCGCACGCTTGCCGATATGCCTTTTCAGCGCTGGGCAGCCCTAGCACTTCGGGTGTTGGCTGGCACCACTGGATAAACTCGCCCACGGACGGCATAAACGGGCGGCCACTAAGTCGACACTGCTCAACACCAAAGCGGATCTGCTCCAGCTGAGTTAAACCCACAGAAATAAACGCCTTGGTCCAGCTGCGCTTAGCTGCTGCCTCATCCTCAGCGGTTGGCCATGCGTTGCGCCATGCTGGAAAAATGGCTTTTAATTCACGAAACAAGCGATTAACCACTAAGCCCGATTCATGATCGGCTACTGCACTAATCGGCTCGGCTGGCTGGGTTGCGTACCGTTCAGGTGCCAGCATTACGCTTTGGGTTACTTGTAAGGCGCTTCTCATAACCAGCCCTCCGGTTCATTCATCCAACTGGTGTCGTTCAGATCATCAGCCACCTGAGTATTTTGCGGTGCCAGCGGCTTATCAATCACGCCAGCGTAGTTATTAAAATTCTTGGCGCTAAACAGCGTGCCTGGGCGAAGATATGCACTCATTTTGGGATCGTTAAGCCACTCGGCGCACTTACGATCAATCACCGCAATAACTGTTTCTAGGCTGTGGCCCTCTTTGAGCCGTGCGTTAATCAACTGAGTATTTGACTGAACAGGCTTAAACTTTGAACCGGTGCGCTGATTCAAATACTTAATCACTTTTGCAGCGGTGTTGGGTTGCCCGACAATAGATGGTTCTATGGCTGGTTCAAAAGAGTGACTGGTTCTGGGTGAACGTGGTTCACTACCCCCTAGTGCATCTGGTTCACTAGGGGGTGAAATATATTCACTAGGTAGTGAATTATTTTCACCAGCTAAATCATTAGTATTTTTAGTTTTAGGTGGTGCAGATTTTTCACCATCTAACGATAAAACAAAGATATTTGAGGCGTTGCCATGATGGGTGCCTTTACGGATTATTTTACGCAGTAGCCCAGCCCCTTCGAGGGCGTTAATATGGGCAATAACCGAACGGCGACTAATCTCACAATGGTCAGCAATATTCTGGTATGACGGCCAGCACTCGCCTTGATCATTAGCGTTATCAGCCAGTTTTAGTAGCACCAGTTTACGCGTAGGATTCCCCACTTTTAGCTGCATGGCTTTAGCCATTAAAATCATGCTCATGCTACCACCCCCACCACGCCAACTAAGTCATGCTTTAGCTCGCCGTCCCAGCTGCGCTTCATAGGTAACTTGCTGCTCAAATAAAGTTTGAGTAGTCGTTGGGCGCCAGCTTTAAGCAATACAGCTTTAACTGCGCTAAATGCATCTGCTGTGCCGCTTTTAATTTCTACTGCTTGCTCGGTCATGTACTTGTCGCGAGCATAGCTAGCAACACGCCAGCGGCTGCGCCCATTGCCCGAGTCAAACAACCAGCCAGCACGCTGCAAGTAGGCGTTGATTTCCATTGTATTAACGCCATTTAAGCGGCGGCAAAAGTCAGGCGCAGTTACACCGGCAGCTAGCAATTGTTCTAGCGCATCAATTCGGCTGGCTTGCTGTTGATTGGTAAGCGCCAGCTGCTGGATCTGTTCTTGTTGATCGGCTGCAAGGCGTAGGGCCTCAGCAAAATTGGTGGGGATAGCAGGCTTGGCTAGCTGGGCTTCCAACTCTTGCCAGCGATCCACTAAACGAGCGGTGAATGTGGGTGACAACTGGGCAACGACTACAATTGAGTCACGCTTACCTGTCACGCCGCTAAAAAGATAGGTTTGAACTTGCTGGCCTAGATGATTTTTAACTTCCACCAACGGTGGGAGTTGAATTACACCTGCGCCAGCCAAGCGTTCGATGGTACGTCTAACACTATCGTGCCGACTATCTACCAGCTCAGCAATTTGCTGGCTGCTCATAGTTACTTCTGTGTGATTGCTTGGTATTATCGCTTTGTGCATAATAGTCCCTGCTATGTGCATAAAGCCCCGTTTAGATTAGTCGTCGGACGGGGCTTTTTTTCGCCTGTAAATACTGTTTATCTATTCAGTAGCTAACTACCGACTTATTGCTTGGCTTGCTTCTGAGTAAAATTCATCTCAGCACTGGGTAACTCAGCAAGCTCAGAGCAAAGCTGGGCGGCCTTAAAAACACCACCAGTTAAACGCTCAGCCTTAATCGCGGTTGTCACGCTCATTCCGTGCTTTCCACGAATCCAGCCCGACACTGTTGCTTGGGAAACCCCAAGCTTTTGAGCCGTCATTGATTGGCTTTTAAAAAACTCGACAAGTCGTTGATATTGATTCATTTACCGACCACTTAATTATAGGTATACCTTTATTATCAATCATAGGTATGCCTGTTTGCAAGCATATAGGTGAACCTATATAAATACGCGCATGGAATACAAAGACAGATTAAGAGCAGCCAGACGACATGCTAAGCTCACGCAAGAGCAGCTAGCCGAAAGAACTGGAATAAAGCAGGCATCAATTTCAGACTTAGAGCGCGGTAAGTCAGGCTCATCGCTACACAATGCAACCATCGCAGCTATCTGTGGTGTCGACCCTTTGTGGCTTGAAAAAGGCAAAGGCGCAATGTTTGCAAATGAGACTAATGTGTCCGATGGTCCCGAACTAAAAGATAAAGTCCCACTCATTAGCTGGGTCCAGGCAGGAAACTGGCAAGAAATAAACCTGTATCAGCCAGTGGAAACCTACTACTACTGCCCTGTGCCGCATAGCGAACACACCTTTGCACTAAAAGTGCGCGGTGCCTCAATGGAAAACCCGCACAGCCGAAAATCGTTCTTTGATGGCGATATTATTTTTGTCGATCCAGAAAAATGCGCAGACCACAATTCGCTAGTGGTCGTAAAGCTTGATGACAGCAACGAGGCTACATTTAAGCAGCTCATCATTGAAGGCGAAGAGCGCTATCTAAAAGCGCTAAACCCTGCATGGCCAGAGCAAATGATCAAAATAAACGGAAATGCCACCATTTGTGGCGTGGTGATAGCAAGATTAGACTTGTTTTAAATAGGAATACTTATGCTTCCATTAAAGGACTCATGGATAGATGACTGCAGAGCTGCTTGTAAAAAAGTAAAATCAATCAGCAGATCTTCTGCATGGGATGAGAAGCCATCTAATAGTAATTATCTAATTGCTGAGTGGAATCTACTGGATAATTCAGGTGCAATCATCCCGCACCTATACTCTCGCGGAGAGTACACCAAGAATAAATATGGCGAAATTCTAAGGCTAGCTATCATGTACCGCCGACAAAAAGAGCAGTACAGAGTATTCATGCTAGAGGTTTACCCTCCTCACGTTAGATCTCATGTTGACCATCCAAGCGGTGAGATTTTTTTTGGCCCGCACATGCATCTTGGCTCAGAAAAACTAGACCAATTAGTTAAGCTATGCAAAACTAAAATAGATGATGTGCTGTCAGATAGATGGATTAAGCGTTTTATAAGGCACACCACTATACAATCATCACCACAAAAAAAATTGAGTATGCCGCCTATAAATCCGCAAAAACAGCTATTCGAGTAACTCCTATGAGCAACTTAAACTGCTTAAATTTCTTTCAATTAATGGGGTGGCACTGTCAACCTATCGCCACCACGAATACGCAGGTGACATATTTTAGCACGCCATTCGTTTTGCCAGACGGCAAGCCATTTGACTTTTATATTGAAGAGCATGACAAATATTTCGTTTTTACAGACGATAGAATGACTATATTTTCTCTTTCCTCTGCTGGACATTTGTTTGACAGCAGGAATAGCTGGAAAGGCATTTCAAATATAGCTACAAAATATGGTTTCAATTTATCTGACGATGGCGAAATATTAGCGTCAATAGCAAAAGAAAGACTGCCTATTCTTGGCAAGAATATACTCATGCTTTTTTCAGAGATTTTAAGGTGGCAAGAACAAAAGGCCTCTGAGCTTATAGATCTAGATGCATCCTTTTTAGAGGAAATTGAGTTTGCTTTAACCTCGACTAGCCCACATCAGATTATAGAGAGAAACGCTTCTCTTAAAGTTGAGCATACAAGTCTTGAGTTCAGTTTTAAGTGGGGAAGCTTGTACATAGACGGCGTCAAACCTATAGCTCAAAGCGTCAACTCCAGGCTAAGAAAGGCACTAATAGCTAATAAAGTCCTTGACTCCAAGGAGCTTCTTTTCATTATTGATGATAGAGAAAATAGTGAAAAAGCTTTAGAAGAGCTAGAGGTGATAGGTAAAGTTGCACCTGCCACGCTATTGCAGCAATTCAAGAGATCCAGAACCAGCAATCAACTGACGCATTAATAATAACAAGCCAGCTCAGATGAAACCCACCCTCAGCGGTGGGTTTTTTATTGCCTGAAATTCACCAGATAAAGAGAAAATCAGAAAAATATAGGTAAATATAGGTAAACCTATTGACTTAAAATAAAGGTTTGCCTATATTTATTCGCAACACAGCCCAACAAGCTGTTTGCTCTTTACACAATCTGGAACCCTCGCCCGTGAATCCTCAGCGTTCAGTAACGAACCACCACGAGCACAGTGCGAGTAATAAATTTTCACGGCCATGCTGGCTCTGGTACCAGCTATTGCAGACGAATCTGCCTGCTAGTTATTCACGCCAACCGCTCCCTCAGCTTGCTGATAGCGGTAAACGGTTTAACCGGTTGCCCTGCTAATGCTCCCTGCCCGCTGGATAGATAAACCGCTGTACGGGCACAGCAGACAGCAAATGCTGCAGGGATCTAATCACGCGCCCAGCCCACAGTGGCGCTAGTAACTGAGGCCATCTTTAAACGCTTTACTGAAGCACCTTGGCAACAGGGTGCTTTGGAAAGCTAAATCACGGAGGTTTTATGGAAAAGCACGAAATAGTTATCGGTGATTTTAAAGGTCTGCCTGGTAGCAACCTAACCGACCAACAGCTTAAAGCACTGCTCTACATGGCAAACGAATACAGCGCAAAAGAAGCAGCCCGCGAAATGGCGATAAGCCCCCGAACAGTAGAAAAACACGTCAACCTGGCAAAAGAAAAGCTAGGCGGTAAACGCTCAGTAACTGGCGTATGTGTTGAAGCAATGGCACGCGGCATTATTGCCAAGCTTTGCCTTACGTTCGCTATCGGTGCCTGGCTTATACCCAGTGAAAGCCAACCAACTCACCGTATTGCCCGTAATGTCACAGCGACACGTCACGCTTCACGACAAACGAACATTCAACCACAACACCTCAGCTAGTAAGGAAACTCGTTTGAAGCCAAAAAGCTTTAACGCAGACAGCCTGGTCAGCGCTGAAAACCTGCTCGATGAGCTACAAAAAATTCTCAACCTTGATACAGCCAGCAGCTTAAAAGTCACCGATTTAAACGGCCACTCGATAACCCTCACAGGTGATCAAATCGCCGCTTTTAAGCTTGGCTTGGCCACCGGCGTCTCTGCAGTTGTTATTAAAAACATAAGCCAGAAGCAGCCTAAGCGACCTACCCGCATTCATTAAAAGGTATTTACCATGACAGCTATCACTCATGCCCCATTATTTGCACCAACAGTCTTACCCCTTATCAAACAAGCGGTTACCGAACTTTTTAGTAAACCAGCATCGCAACCAGCAGCCGCACAACCAGCGCCAGCGGTACCCAGTCACGAATCAGTGGCTATTAGTTATAAGCGCCAGCTCGGGCAGGCAGTGTTAGCAGTTAATTTTCAATTAGATGACGGCGTAGACTGCGATCATGCCTTATCCGTTATCAGTGACCGATACAGCGTATGCCCCGACGAACTGCAGCAGTCATTCCAGACCTACTGGAATAAAAAAACCGACTTTTAGAAGGATCTGAAAAGTGAGCCAAAACATCAAAAAGATGTATCAATGCGGTCAGTGCCATGGTCTTCATCTCGACGAACATGACGCCGAGTATTGCTGCCCCACCGATGCAGATGAAGTTTTTGTTTGCACTGATTGCGACACTCCGCACGAAAACTATGAGGAAGCGGGAAATTGCTGCTCTGAAAAGAAGAGCTGCCCTAAGTGTGCTCGCATATATGCTAAACAAAGCATTAACTACCAAGCTATACAAACCGTCAATCACTGCACTGTGTGCAACCCTCTGTTTAGCCTTGATCAACAAGCTTTGATCGAGGATCTGCACTACCAAGCAACTGGCTGCATCGGCTCAGTTACCTATGGAAGCTCTGAATACATTTAAAAGCTGTTTTATGGATCGGCGCGGGTGTTCGCCTAAATGGATTTTGCTTGCTGTGTTAGCGCAGGTAAGTCACCCCTAGGGTAGCGCACAGCAAGACTAATAAGCACCAAGCGCTTGAGTCCTCTGCTTCCTCAGCAGGCGCGATCGAGGCGAGTCACTGGCGTAACCAGTGTGTATTGATAAGCGTAATGGTCGGAACCCAGTAGCACTGAAAGACATAGCTTAACGCAGAGCATAAAACCCTCGGACGGTTAAGGCTGAATGAAGTGGAAGCTTGGCGGCTATGCTTCTGACGGCATAGGCGCTGGCAGGTGTCAACATTACGCTTACCAATGCAGTGGATGCCACTGCATGCTTAATTCACTCTGCACGGTACTACAGCACTGAGTTGCCCCGTAATCGTGTAATAACGGGGTGATCAAGGTCTCGCGATCAATCGAGGACGAAGCTAATTGCCCTAGCAGTGACTATATAAACCGACTTACTGGCGTAACCAATATTCAACAAAAACCAGATTATTTATGCAGGATGATTAGCGATGCAATCTGAATCATAAGCGTAATCGCCGGATAGTGTAACCGGCACCATCCCCCTCATCTGAAATAAGGATATCCCTATGCTAATTTTCACCCGCCGCTCTGGCGAATCGTTCAAGATCGCCGATGATATTACAGTCACAGTTTTAGCTGTGAAAGGTCAGTTTGTTCGCATTGGCATCGATGCTCCAGAAAACATTCCTGTCCATCGTGAAGAGATATACCGCCGCATTCAAGCCGAGCGGCAGGAGGCCGAAAATGCCACTGAGTAAGCACGACATCTACTACGGCCACAAAAAACGCCACGTTATCAAAGCTCAAAAATCTAACGATGGCCTAGTCTTTTGGCCGGTGCCAGGTGGCTACATTTTTGAAACCAAACAAGGCGTACGCAACTGGTCCGAGGTGGCCACAAGAAACCTGCACTACTTTCCATGCAAGATAGTGAGGCCGCTATGAGCCAGCCAACAGCAGAAACCTTTTTAAAGGATGTAGAAAGTCACCGAATGACGGTACTTTCTGATAACGGCGTAAATCGCTCACTGAAATTTGAAAACCCAAACTGCTCGAACCTGCACTTTTTTATCACCACATGGCCCGGTCACTTATGCATCAGCGGCGATATGGGCACCTTTGTTTTCGCGCGCATTCACGACATGTTTTTATTTTTTGACGGCAAAGATCCTCAAGCAAATATGGACTACTGGTCTGAGAAGTTAATAGCGCAAGAAGCTAGCCCGATCACCCAGTCATTAACCGAGCGCTACATCTGGTGCTGTAAGGCGATTGTTTGGGCAATCCAGCAATTCAAAGACGCTAAAACTAGCGATATTACGGACGCTTTCGATGAAGAGCGCATGGACATTATCGGCCCGAACGGCAACACCGGCGAACACTACGAGGTGCTGAAATGAGCAGCAGTAACGAAGAAATCGTTTTGTACGAGTCACCCAAAGCAGCTAGTCGCAAGATGGTTGAGGTTTGGGTGTCAAGAGATGGCTTTGCTTTTTTTACTGAGCACGGGGCGCGAACACAGGGGGCAACCCACAGGCAGTGTGAGAACCCAGAGCACCCGCCAGTCATAAAGATGGGTTACTGCTCACAGTGCGCAAAAGAAAAAACGGATTTATGGTATGCCAGCCTCCCTTCTATCGAGTACACCGGAGGCGTCATCTACAGTCATAGCGCAGACAGATACTTTACAGACCTAGACGACCTTGAGCTTTACATTGATGAGTTTGGCTCTGACGACTTAAGGCTATCTCCTTGCGCTGAGCAAAGCTACACAAAAATATCTACTGACTACTGGCACAACGAAATACCTGAAGGCCAAGAGTTGCCAGCCGAAATATCGGCCGCAGTTGAAGAGCTTAACTCCGTAATAGAAGAGCATAAACAAGCAGGCTGGTACCCAGAGAATTACCGGCTAGATACAAAACAAGTTTTGGCTTTTATGAGACGAGGTAATAAATGATCGTTATCGACTGGACACAAGCACCAACAAGCGCCACTCACTTTGATAAAGACACCGGAAACTTTCTATTTTTAAAAACAGAACCGTATGGATTTTGGTGCAAAGAAGCTCAGTCATGGCGACTCTTGCCCCATGTTCCAGAGCAAGATAATCTGATAGAAGCCCCGCCTCGAACTGATAAAAAAACAGATGCGCCAACCCAAGCGAAGTATGAAAAATACTTTATTGACGTTTCGGGCTATTCAAAGATTGATATTTACCGCTACCTAGAGCTGTTGCCAGGCAACCGCGGTCATGCGATTGAACACGCACTTAAAAAGCTGGCGTTATGCGGCGTTCGCACCGGTGGAAAATCGCTAATCAAGGATATTACAGAAGCGCGCGATACTTTAAATCGTTGGTTAGAAATGCGCGCTGAAGATGAAGCAATCGGCAAGACAGTTTAAAAGAGAGGCGATCCAGTAAGGCGCTAGGGTGCCCTACTGGATCACCAATTAGCAGTAAGCGGCTGCTAACCAGCCGAAGCCTCTCACACCTGCGCAAGTGCGAGGCCAAGGTAACATAAAACAAGCACTGTGAATACATACAGCCATAAGTTAAAATCAATCCGTTGCTATAAATGCAACAGACTACTCGCTCTAGCAGACGGCAATTATCAGCTTCAGATAAAGTGCCCACGCTGCAAAGCATTAAATACGAAGGCCTCGAGCTTCCAACCCAGTGCTGAGTTAAGCACTGCATGAGTAACGAGGCAATCAATGGCAAAACCTATAATCCCCTGGATGGGCGGCAAACGTCGCCTAGTAAAACAGATCCTGCCCAAATTCCCCGAGCACAAAAGCTACATCGAGCCTTTTGCTGGTGGAGCCGCCATGCTGTTTATGAAGGAGCCGTCCAAGGCTGAAGTCATAAACGACATAAACGGCGAGCTCACTAGCCTTTACCGAGTGGTTCGCCATCACCTGCAGGAGTTTATTCAGCAGTTCCGCTGGAGCCTAGTTAGCCGTGAAATGTTTGAGTGGCTCAAACTCGAGCATCCTGACACGCTCACCGACATTCAACGAGCCGCCCGCTTCTACTACCTGCAAAAGCTAGCATTCGGCGGCAAAAGCGTTGGCCAAACTTTTGGTGTAGACCCATCACGAGGTGCCCGCATCAACTTACTGCGCATTGAAGAAGAGCTATCGCAAGCGCATTTACGCCTGAGCAAAGTGTGCATTGAGCACTTAGATTGGCATAGCTGCATACAGCGTTATGACCGCCCTTTTAGCTTTTTCTATTGCGATCCACCCTACTGGAAAGTAGCCGGCTACGGTGTTGACTTCGGTTGGGAGCAATACGAGATGCTGGCCGAAACCTTTCGTAATCTGCAGGGAAAAGCCTTGCTCAGCATCAACGACCACCCCGACATTCGTGAGCTGTTTAAAGATTTCCACATGGAGCCTTTAACAACCTCGTACACAGTGGGCGGGCGCCCTATTGATGCAAAAGAGCTGCTGATCTATAGCTGGCAGCCCTAAATCTATAGAGCATTTTGCTGACACCAGCAAAATGCTCTGCAGCCCAAGAAACATTAACAAGCTCTAAGCAAAATTAAAAAATGACTATGTTTTCCCTTGTCTGCCGCATAACCCTGATCTGGTTAGTCGGCTGGACCGCCATTATTTTGCCTTTTTTATGGTACGCAAGATGACACCATTTCAAGCCCAAATAGATATAAACGAACCCAATCGCCAACTGTTGGCCAAGCTTCAGAAAAATTACGAGCACCGACACGGCAAGATCAAAACACAGCCGCTTATTCAGCGAAATAAAGCGGCCTACTTCAATGGAAAGCCAGCTAAAAAGGAGCAACTATGAGCCGCGGAGTTAACAAGGTAATTTTAGTGGGTAACGTGGGTGGCGACCCAGATATTCGATATATGCCCAGCGGTAACGCTGTGGCCAACATCACACTGGCTACCAGTGAAAGCTGGAAAGACAAACAAACCGGTCAACAGCAAGAAAAAACCGAATGGCACCGAATTGTATTTTTTGGTCGCTTGGCTGAAGTGGTCGGTCAGTACGTTCGCAAAGGCTCCAAGCTATATGTAGAAGGCAAGCTGCAAACCCGAGAATGGGAAAAAGACGGCATCAAGCGCTACACCACCGAGGTGGTCGTGGACATTAGCGGACAAATGCAAATGCTAGATAGCCGCTCCGGCGATTCTGGACAAAGCAAAGCCGCTGCACAACAAGCTGCCTACCAACCTGCTGCACCCAACCAAGCGCCAGCACAGCAACCTAGCCAGCAAGCCCAAGGACCAGCGCCTGATTACAACAGCTTTGATGATGATATTCCGTTTTGAGCTTAGAGCATATTTTTATCAACAACCTATTGAGCTACACTATCTCTTGCTTGTTGCACAACTCCTACACGTAAACTGACTACGTCACCATTGTCATCTCTTTTTTGACTCTTAAGGCAATGACAAGATAGCCATCCTTTGATAGATACTTCCAGAAGTCAAAATAGTTTTAGGCTTCATGCTAAAATACAATATAAATTACTCAAGGGCAAAAAAATGCTTCCCTCTTTTGTTACTCCTCTACGTTATCCCGGTGGCAAAGCACGATTAGGCGCCTGGTTATCTGAAATCATAGAATACAACAATCTTTCAAGCTATTGTTACGTTGAGCCTTATGCTGGAGGTGCAGGAGCAGCTTTATACCTTTTACTAAATAAAAAAGTAGATAGAATATGGATAAATGACGCTGACCCTGTAATTTATTCATTTTGGTGGACGGTTATAAACAATACTGACTGGCTAATTGAAAAAATAAAAAATGAGGCGATCAATATTGAGAACTGGAAAAAGCACCAAAAAATAATAAGAAACGTTGATGATCACCCTATTAAAGAGATTGGTTTTTCAGCTTTCTTTTTAAATAGAACAAATAGATCCGGAATCATAAAGGGTGGTGTAATTGGCGGCTTAAATCAAAATGGAAAATATAAAATAGATGCCAGATTCAATAAGCTTGCACTAATTAAAAGAATTAAAAATATAGCCACCTATAAAGATAAAATAAAAATCTCAAACTTAGACGCTTTAGATGTTTTAAGAACAATTAATAACACCTTATGTGAATATTTTGTATATTTTGACCCACCATACTTTAATAAATCTGATCAGCTATATAGAAACTTTTATTCCAAGAAGGATCATGAATCTGTAGCTCAAAAGATTTTCTCTCTAAACACTCCTTGGATTGTAACTTATGACAACTGCCAAGAAATATTAGAAATATATAAAACAAAAAAAACATTAGAGCTGAATTTTCACTATTCAACTCACTTAAAGAGACCAATAGCTAAAGAACTTTTATTTTATGAAAATATAAAAGTAAACAAACCTCCATACATGAAAAGATAAATTAAGCACAAAAAGTTAATCCATAATTCGTCATGTACAGATCACTAATTATTTTATTCAGCCTGTCTAAAAAAACTTTCACTTCATTAGGATTTTTCTTCGCCCACTGTCTAAATGGATTTAATTTAACTCCACCTGCAACAATATTTTTAATATCTTCATTCTTGTAGAAATTATCAAAAAGCTCTCTGGACCGCGAAACACTCGCAACTAAATCTTTAAGATTTACATTAAGATCTTCATGTTTTATACGTAGCTCTTCATATATTTTTGAAGCCGCACGATGAAATACTGCTTTAGTAAAGCCTTGCTCATTAGTCCAATATGGATCGTCTTCATACAAACTATGGAGATACTGAAACAATAACTGATCTGGAGGCAACTCACTTGGTAGATAGCAAATGTTTTTATATTCTTTTTTAGTTTTAGCATCTGCATCTAGAACGATAATACTGTAACTTTTAAATTCAGGCACATTTTTATCTATAAGATTTATGTAGTTTTTACAACCCAAACTAACCTCTTTCATTACATTTAAAATCTTATTAGTTTTGCGCGAGGTAACTATGCTTTTAAAAAAGTCAAAAGCCTCCTTATCTTCAAGATATAGATTGATTTTAGGAAGTTTTTCACTCTTCGTTGACTCATATGTTTCAACATTCAAGTCTGCTAGTATTTGAGACCAACTATAATCCTCCTTGAACTCAACACTGCCAAAAGTATCGGTTAGATATGCAGTTTTGTAATTACCATTACTACCATCTAGCTTTTCTAAGTTATAAATTTCTTGTATCATTATTGGCGAATGAGATGTAAGCACTACCTGCACATCTAATCTCTTACACTCTCTACTTAAAAAATTGATAAACTCGATTTGTGCAGCAGGAAATAAGCCTGCATCAGCCTCATCAATAAGCAGAAGGCCTCCCTGATAACCTATAAACTCCTCTTTCAGCTTTTTAAATGACATCATTGCTAGAATTAACTGACCAACATTATCTTCCCCAACAGATACTGACTCATGATCATAATTCTCTCCATGCACAACAGAAGAAACCATACTTCCTTTAGTTGATGTAATATTATTAGACTTCGTTTTTAAAAGCACCTTCTTACAAGCATTTACAAAGTATTCTTTATTCTTTTCCACATACTCAATACTATCTTGCTCATACTCCCTTTGAGTAATGGGCAATAATCTATTAAGATTCAAATATATGACTGGATGAGTAAGCGCTCTACTTTTATTCCTACCTTTAATCGAGTCATTATTTCTTGTAACAAAGCGATATTTTCTATCTGAGTAAGCATACATACCAAGCTTTAACTCTACAGTATCGCTTGTATAACCATCTTTGACCGTGACTGTAACATCCACGCTTCCCGGCTTATCATGAATTTCTGATATTCTGAAATGCTCAGACGGCTCTGATTTAAAGTTTGTATTCAATAATGATTCTTGGTTTATTGTGACATCATCACTTACATTATCACTATATATTTTTTTAAAGTTAAATGGTTGCGCTAAAAGGCCTAGCATCGATGACTTTGATGTACCATTCTTTCCACAAATTAAAGTAATACGCCTCCCTATTTTTAACTCTATATTCTCTAGCGCCCTAAACTTAGTCACATTAATTTTTTCGATTACTGTACTCATTTAATCCCTTACACCCCTAAAAGCTTATAAAATCTCATGAAACATTAAATAGCTTTAACAACCTCGAAGCAATGAACCCTTTAATTTTTAACATAACTAACAAAAATTACAGCAGTATACCCCATGATTTCTCACTATTCTAACAGTCTAAATAAGAGGTAATTTTGACTAAAACACCTGCCGAACGTAAACGAGAACAACGCGAGCGCGACAAACTAAAACAAGAAGAACGCCTCGCCCGGCTATTAGCCAAAACCATCAAACTGCAACAGTTTCACGCCACCAACACAAAGCTTGAGCTACTCATGCAAGAAACAGGCATCGATGAACCACAAGACATTATCACCCGTTTAATCCACGCCGCTGAGCACCTTACGCCCGAGCAAAAGCAACAGTTTTTTAGCTAACCCAGCGCTAAGTTAACTGGTCGCCAAAGTTCATAAAGGCGGCAAACGTCCTCTGAGTAAACAACTATGAGCAAAACAAAAATGCGTGCTGCGTTCGAGCAGCGCGAGCGCCAGCTATTTCCTAAAAAACCAGAAAACATACATCGCAAACAAGGCAGATACATTTGCGATGAAGTGGAAGTCGCTTGGCAAGACTGGCAAGCAGCTTGGCATGCAGGCATCAGCTACCAAAAAAACCTAAAATCCAGCCCAGAAGTTAAGGCCCGCGCAGAGCAGATAGCGAACGACATTAATCAACGCTTTAAAGCTCAGCAGCAAGCGCTCAAAGAAATTGATCTGCAGAACAAGAAAACTCTGCAAGCAGCGCAAAAGCTTGGCTACACACCGATCATGGCATGCACCCCGCTAGATTTTGTTCTAGCTATTGCCGAGTGTCGCCAGTAATGAAAACCATCTGTAGAAAAACCCGCAAACCTGTTAGCGGCTGCCCTACTCGCGGCGCAGCCTGTACGCGCTGCGGTGCGTTATTAGGAGAATCACGCCATGGCACGCAAGCCAAAAACGAGAAAAACCCGCGCACAGCATAAGCCTGCAAAAGGCTTTGCTATGCGCGCCGAAGTTAACCGAGCAAACTTAATGCTGCGCGGTGTATGCCGCGTAGGCATCCAGTACTCGGATGGCAGCACCAAAATTCTGTTTGTTGAGTACCGAAAAATGAAGCCCATCATAAACCCACAGATGGCCCAGCAAGTTTACCGTGACTTTAGCGACCACCCGTGGCTATTTAGTGCGGCCACAACGGCAATACTCGATCAAGATCACGCAGAAGAACAAAAGCTTGAAACGCTGCACTTGAAAGCTGAAGAAGAGTACAAGCTGCATACATTGCTTGAGCAGCTAGATAGTGAAAGCGGTAATTTTATTCGCTCGATTGACTGCAAAAATCTACAAGCGATTGGGTCGGTGTTAACTCAAAACAAAAGCCTCGATGATGAGATTCAGCTTTTCACCGATCAGCAGCTTGATCAGCTTTACACGCTTTGCCACGATCACGGCTGGTCGATGCTGCAGTGGCAGCTATCAAATTCAATACAAAAAACCTTGCCCATCATTGCGCACCCCAAAGCAAAGCCGGATCTGCTCTATGAAACGCTATTTATAGCCTTTCGCGCACTGCTTGAAGAAGAGTCAAAAGCTAAATGCTTTGCTAAGCGCCAGCAGATATACGAGCTAATGCAGCAAGGTCAAACAATTGACCAGGTGTGCCTGCAAATCAAATTATCGCGCAGCTACACCCGCCGCCTCTTAAAAGAATACAGCGACTTGCTGGATGAAGCACAGCGCAGAACAGCAGCTGTGCTAACTAAAGCCACTGACTTGTGGATGTACGAGAAAGCAAAGGCAATAGTTCAAAAACTCAAAAAAGCTGCATAGGAGACCTTTAATGGTTAAGTACAAGACTATTAGGCAGTTTTCAAAAGAAAGCGGCTACACAGAAGCAGCGATACGTAAAAAGATCGCTGACAACATTTGGCCTGAAGACTTGGTGTGGTTTAAGGCACCTGACGGTAGGAATCTGATTAGCGTGGAGGGTTACGCAGAATGGGTAGAAAGCTCAGCGGAGTACAAGCAGTTTCAGCAACGTCGATCCAGATCGACTTTCGGTATAAAGGGCGCCGTTTCCGTGAGCGCCTCCCACTTGAGCCCACCCCCGCTAATTTAAAAAAAGCAGCAAAGTTTAAGGCTTCAATCGAGCTAGCTATCTTTAACGGCACCTTTGATTACGCCGTGACCTTCCCCCACTCAAAACATGCCAAATCTTTTGGCTTTAGTTCTGGCCAAGTTTCACTAGAAAATTACCTAGAACACTGGCTCGAGCAAAAAGAGCCAGTGTTAAAAGCCAGTACTTTGGAAGGCTATCGTAAAATCATCAACGGCGTGTTGGTTCCCAACTTGGGCCATATCCCTTTGATAATGCTCAGTCGCAAAGATATACGAAGCATGCTCAGTAAGTTTGATGCTTCAAATAAGCGCCTACTGAACATTCAAAGCTGCTTACGCTCAGCGCTTAATCATGCCGTTGATGACGAAATGATAGAGATTAACCCGCTGGCCGGCTGGTCATATACTGTTAAAGAGCGCCCTAAAACTGAAGATCAGATCGACCCTTTCACTCAGCAAGAGCAAGCTGCAATCTTGGCGGCTGCTATTGGCCAATATAAAAACTTTCTACAGTTTGCTTTATGGACTGGTTTACGCACCAGCGAATTGATTGCACTGCAATGGAATGACATTGATTGGCTGAGAAATGAGGTGCGCATATCCAAAGCTAAAACATCAGCTGCAAAGGAAGCAGAGTTGCCTAAAACAGCTAGCGGTATGCGTGACGTTAAGCTGCTACCACCAGCACTAGATGCGTTAGAAAACCAAAAAGAATACACCTACCCGCTAGGTGAAGAAGTTTTTCACGACCCGAGATATGAGCAGCCATATACCGGTGACCAGGTGCTACGCAAAAGCTTTTGGATTCCGACTCTTAAAAAAGCCGGAGTACGCTATAGGAACCCATACCAAACAAGGCACACTTATGCTTCAATGATGCTTACAGCAGGTGAGCACCCTATGTGGGTAGCAAAGCAAATGGGCCACCGCGACTGGACCATGATTGCTAGAATTTATGGGCGTTGGATACCTAGCGAAAATGACACATCTGGCGATAAGGCAGTTGCTTTGTTTTCAGATGCTGTAAAGGATTAA